AGCAACGGGCAGGCGAATGAGTTTCATTGCGCTGGTGTGTCGATCAAGTTTGTGAGGGGTTCGTGATGGCTGATCCTCGCTATCATGACGAAAGCGATAATACGCAGGAAAAACGCACACCGGGCATCCCGTTCGCCAAGGGCAATCCTGGCAGGCCAAAGGGTTCGCGCAACAAGCTGGGTGAAGCGTTCATTGAGGCGCTGCACGATGACTTCAACGAGCATGGCGTGGCAGCAATTCAGGTGGTGCGCGCCGAGAAGCCGGATCAGTATTTGAAGGTTATCGCCTCTCTGTTGCCCAAGGAGATGAACCTCAACGTCGCCGAACAATTCAGCGAGATGACGGACGATGAACTCACCGACCGCGCCCGCCGCCTTGCCAGAGACCTTGCGCCACTCCTTGCAGGAGTTGGAGGCGATCAAGCGGGAACTGACAGCAAGGCAGGCAAGACAAAGCCTGCTAGGGTTCACTGAGTACACACTACCGCAATATGCACGGGCGGCCCATCACGAATTGATTGCCGAGAAGCTGGAGGCGGTTGAACGCGGCGAAATTGACCGGCTGATGATATTCATGCCGCCTCGCCACGGTAAGTCGGAACTAGCGTCAAAGCGTTTCCCGGCGTGGTGTTTGGGCCGCAATCCGAAACGCCAGATCATCGCGGCGAGTTACAACAGCGACCTTGCCAACGATTTTGGCCGGAACGTGCGCAACATCATTGCCGAGCCTGAGTTTAGTCAGGTGTTCCCCGGCGTAACGCTGGCACCGGATAGCCAAGCGGCAAACCGGATGAACACGAATAAGGGCGGGACTTACGTTGCCGCAGGTGTTGGCACTGCTGTTACGGGACGCGGTGCTGACATCGCGCTGATCGATGACCCGTTCAAGGATCGGGAAGAAGCGGACAGCGAACGCAGGCGGGAAACCGTTTGGGATTGGTATAGGTCAACGCTCTACACGCGCCTCATGCCGGGTGGTGCTATCGTTCTGATCCAGACACGCTGGCATGAGGATGATCTAGCGGGCCGGTTGCTTGAGCAAGAGCGCGGGCAATGGGATGTGCTGGAACTGCCAGCCTTGCACCCGGAGCGCGGCGCACTGTGGCCGGAATGGTATGACGAAGCGGCGCTACTGAGGATCAAGGACACAATTGGCCCGCGTGAGTGGTCTGCGCTTTACCAGCAGCAGCCGCAACCGGACGAAGGCACGTTCTTCCAGCGCGACTGGTTACAGGGAATACGATAACGCTTCCCAACTGCCGTTATTACATCACGACCGACTTTGCTGTGACAGACGGCGGCGGCGATTACACGGTTCTGACCGTGTGGGGGATTTCATCTAATGGCGACATCTACAGGGCGGCTCAATGGAAGGGCCAGACTGCATCTGACGTCTGGATTGAGCGGATGCTTGATCTTATCGCCCGCTGGAAACCCTTGTGTTGCTTCGGCGAAAGCGGTGTTATTCAAAAGGCTGTTGGGCCTATCATTGCTAGGCGAAGTCGGGAGCGTGGAGTTTTCTGTCGCTTCGAGTGGCTTCCGTCCGTCTCCGATAAGCCAACTAGAGCAAGGTCTTTCCAAGCGTTTGCGGCGTCCGGTCGCGTCCATTTCGAACGCGGTGCTGATTTGAGCGAGTTTCTGGTTTTCCCCGCTGGCAAGCATGATGACGAAGTGGACACGGCTTCGCTGATCGGGCGCGCTATCGACCAGGCACATCCGGCGATTGTTCGGGAACAGCCGGTGCAGACGAAGCGTGATCGCTGGGATCGTGACCAAGAGGAGGAACTGTCGTGGAAGACGCTGTGACCGTTCAATCCTTCATCACCGACTTTGAGGACGCAGAGCGCATCACCTATGACGCACGCGCCAAGTCGGAACAGTGCCGTGATTACTTTGACGACAAGCAACTAACCGAGGCGGAACGCACTGCATTGGAAAAGCGCGGGCAGCCGCCTGTCGTGTTCAATGAGATCAAGCCCAAGATTAAAACCCATGCTGGGGCTGGAAAAGCAGACCCGCAAAGACCCCAAGGCATTCCCGCGCAATCCTGACGATGAGGATGCAGCCCGCGCTTGCACCGACGCCATCCGGTTCGTGTGTGACGATAGCCGGTGGGATGACATCCGCTCGGCTGCTGCCAAGAATATCGCTATCGAAGGCACTGGCGCTGTGTTCGTGGGCGTGAAGGCGGTTAAGGCACCCAAGGCGCAGATGATGGGCAGCACGTCCATGACACCGCCTGTCAGCTATCGACCCTGAGATACGCAAGCTGGCGTGGGATCGGTTCTACTATGACCCATACAGCGCAGAGGACGACTTTGGCGATGCGCAGTTCAAGGGGCTGGTTGTCTGGCTCGACCTTGACGAAGCGCGCCGCCTTTACCCTGATGCAGACGATGTCATCCTTGACACGTGGAAGTCGTCCAGCGCCGGGGAAACCTATGACGACAAGCCCAAATACAAGACCTGGGCAGACCACAAGCGCCGCCGCGTAAGGCTTTGCGAGCATTACTATCGCGAAGGCGATGCGTGGATGTATTGCGTGTTCACCGGGGCCGGGTTTGTGGTGGAGCCTATGCCGTCGCCTTACCTTGGTGAGGACGGCGAACCGGAATGCCCGATTAAGGCAATCAGCCTTTACGTTGACCGCGATAACAACCGTTATGGCGAAGTGCAGTCAATGATCAGCCCGCAGGATGAAATTAACAAGCGCCGTTCGAAGGCGCTGCACACGTCCAATACCCGGCAGCTTCGCGTATCGGCGGCAACGGGCATGAGTGCGGACAAGGTGCGCAAGGAATTGGCGCGTCCTGATGGCGTGTTCGTTGGTGAACAAGGCGACGTTGAGGTTCTCAGCACTGCCGATATGCTGATGGGCAACCTCAACCTGATGCAGGATGCGCGGGAACACATCCACCGCGTTGGCGCTAACAGTGCAATGGCTGGCAAGGATATGGGTTCGTCATCGGGCAAGGCGATTGCTTTGCAGCAGATGGGCGGCATGACCGAGGCCGCTGACTTTCTGGACTGCATCCGCCGCTTGTCGCTTGAGGTTTATCGTTCGGTGTGGGCGCGTGTTCGCCAGTTCTGGACGGAAGAACGCTGGATCAGGGTAACGGATGACGAAGCGAACGTGCGGTTTGTGGGTCTTAATCAGCCTATCACCGCATTACAGGCGATTGCAAAGCAGATGGGCGTCACAAAGGCTAATGCCGAAGAGGCGCCGCCTGAAGTTCAGCAGCAGTTGCAGGCGATAGCGCAAGACCCGCGCTCGCAGATGGTTGTGGCAGTTGAAAACAACGTCACCGAATTGGACGTAGATATTCTGGTTGATGAGGGCGTTGATACCCCGACAATTCAGGCGGAACAGTTTGACACGCTTTCCAAGATGGTTGGCGCTGCCCCGACGCCTGAGATTGGCGCAAAGATTTGGGAATTGCTGATCCGGAACAGTTCGTTCCGCGACAAGGGCGAAATTATCGAAACCATGTCGAAGGGGCCAAGCCCTGAACAGCAGCAGATGATGCAGATGATGCAGCAAATTCAGGCGCAGCTTGCACAGCTTGAGGTGGCGCAAAAACAGGCAGACACCGAAAAGACGCAGAGCGAGACAGTGCGCAATTTGGCAGACGCCGAGGCCAAGGGCGCGCAAGTGCAATTGCAAGCGTTTGAGGCTGGCGCGGGGATCGCCGCTTAAAGTTTCAACGTCGTGAGGACGTAGAGAGCCGCCGCCGGGTCATCGGGCGTTTTGAAAGTGCCGCCGACTATAACGGGCGTTAGGTGCAACATGGCATACAAGAGCCTCGACAACATTCTGAACGATGACAGCGAAACCCATGCGGATATTCGGCCAGCAATGCCCGAACCGCAGGAAACGGGCGTAACGCCGCAACCGGAGCCTGAACAGGCCGAGGAACCGGAAGCAGGGCCGCCGCCTGCTGATGATGCGCGCAAGGCTGGCCTAGAGGCTGGAATTGCCGCTGAACGCAAGAAACGTCGGGAAATCGAGGCGCAGCTTGAGCAGTTGCGCCGCGAAATGGAAGCCAAGACACAGGAGCCGCCCGCTCCCGCTCCTTCCGTATGGGAGGACGAACAGGGCGCGTTCCAGCACTTTGGCGGGCAAGTTGTTAGCCAAGCTGTGCAGCAGGCCACGCTTAACGCGCGGCTTGATATGTCGGAAATGATGGCACGTCAGGCGCATCCGGACTTCGAGGATATGAAGGCCGAGTTCGTCAAGATGATGCAGGAAAACCCGACCTTGCAACAGCAGGCAATCAATGATCCGCACCCGTGGCAGAAGGCTTACCAGATCGCCAAGAATGCGCGCACCATGAACGAATTGGGTGCGACGGACATTGAAACACTCACCGCGAAACTACGGGAGCAAATCCTTGCAGAGCAACAGGTTCAGCCTGCGGCACCGCGCATCCCGCCTTCGCTCTCAACCCAGCGCAGCGTTTCGTCACGCAATGGGCCTGCATGGTCTGGCCCACCGCCACTGACTGACCTGCTCAAGTAACAACCCCGGTTTTCACGTCGTGAGACGTAAACCTTCCCATAAGTGGATTATTTACAATGGCAGACACCTCTGTCCCATCGGCCCTTCAGGTCGAACAGTGGGATTCCAACTTCTTCACCGAATACCTGCACGATGGCGGGTTTAAAGACCTCATGGGCACCAACGAAAATGCGGTGATCCAGGTCAAGGAACAGCCCGGTAAGGGGAATGGCGACAAGATCACCATTCAGCTTATCAACCGTCTGACCAATGCGGCTGTCACTGGCACTTCGACGCTGGAAGGCAACGAAGAAGACATGGGCCAGCGTTCGTTCTCGATCACCGTGAACAAGCGCCGCAACGCCGTCCGCATTCCCGAAATGTCGGAAGTGCAGTCGGCCATTTCCCTACGTGACGCGGCTAAGGCCACGTTGCTGGATTGGGCAATGGAAGACACCCGCGACCTTGTGATCCGCGCGCTCGGCAGCCTCAATGGCACCGCGTTCACGGCTCGCACCGCTGCCATCGCTGATGCGTGGCTAGTGGATAACAAGGATCGCACCGTCTTTGGTGCATACGCTCGCGGCGGTTCTGCGGGCGGTTCCGACTTGTCGGCTGACCTTGCGCAGCTTGACACCACGGCTGACCTTTTCAACTTCAGCCGCCTTGACGACATGATCTACGTCGCCAAGACTTGCAACCCGAAGATTCGCCCGATGCGCGATAGCGGCAATAACAAGCGTTATTATGTGGCGTTTGCACACCCCGCTGCGTTCCGCGACCTTCGCAACAGCATCGACACCGAGGTTCTGGCGAACACCGTTGTGCAGATGCAGGCGAGCAAGCTGTTTGAGGGTGGCGACATCCTGTGGAACGGCGTGATCGTCAAGGAAACCGACAACCTGCCAATCTACACCAACCTTGGTGCCTCGGCCACGACCGAAGTTACCCCGGTTTATCTGTGTGGCGCGCAGGCCATCGGTGCAGCTTATGCGAACCGCTGGCGCTCGAAGACTGAAATCTTCGATTACGGCGATAAGTATGGCTGCGCAATCGACGGCATCTACGGCATCGAAAAAATCCGGTTTGGCACCGGCTCGACCGATACCGATGATTACAAGGATCACGGTGTTGTGACCGGATTCTTCGCCACGACCGAAGCGGGCACTGTTGCCGCTCCGGAAGTCTAAGTTGATTGGGGGCGGGCTTCGGTTCGCCCCCTTTCTCTTTTGAGGGATTGCCCATGCTGTTTCGCTTTATCGGTCAATACACGCATGGCCGCACCACTATCGACATGGGCGTTTTGTTTGAGGGCAATGAGCCTTCGCAAGTTCTCGACCCGGAACTAATCCGGCGCTTGTCGAACAATATCGGATTTGAAGCGGTAGAGCCTGCCGAGGCACCCGCAGAGCCGCCGAAAAAGCGCGGACGTCCTAAAAAGGTCGCTGACTGATGGCCGCGTTTCTCCCGTCCAAAGTGGCGGCTGAGATTGTGCAGCGGCGCTATGCCGTGCCGGTCGATAAGGACGACAACCCCGCAAGCGTGTCATTTAATGCAACCGGGGTGACGGTTTTTTCCAGCGAGTTTGAAAACAACGAACTGCTGATGAACATTAGCGGTGGCACCGCTGGGCAGACTGCAACGATTGTCGCGACTGTGACGACCGACGAAGGCCGGGTGCTGATCGAAACCTTTTATCTGCCGATTATCGCCAGCGCGGCGCAGATTGCACACACGGCAGGCGAATACGTGAATTTCGCGCTGCGGCGCATTGTCGGCAACGGCGAAACCCCAAGCGCAGACGAATTGAGCGATGCGCTGGAGCGGTTGAACGCCTTGGTGGCGGAATGGCGCGGTCAGGGCGCTGATATTGGCGCTGCATTCCCGATTGACGCGAACACGGTGATTTATTGCCCGGATTACGCAGTTTCGGCGCTGCGTTTCAATCTGCTGGTCGATGTTTCCAGCCTCTACGGCGAGGCAGTGACCCCGATGGAGGCCATGAAGGCCCTACGCGGCGCGCAGTTGGTCAAAAACATGAACGTGCCGGACGTTCGCGAAGCAACCTATTTCTGAGGTGATGACATGAAAGACAGACCTGNCGCCATTACCGTTGCACGCGGCACCGCAGAGGGGCAGCAATCGGTTTCGGTAAGCACAACCAGCGCACAGACCACGAACGCCATCGGCTCGCAGGAATGCTTGGTTTATTCTTCGGTTGAATGCTTCGCGTTGGCGGGTTCAGACCCGACTGCGACGGTCGCCGCTGGCACGCCAATCGGTGCAGGCCAGTCGATCCGTTTACGGGGCATCCAATCGGGCGACAAACTGGCATTTATTACCGCCACTGGCACTGGCACAGTTTACGTTCGCCCCGGCGCGTAAATGCCCGCCCTTTCTTACGGCCAATCATCTTATGAACGGGCCGAGGGCGACCTTCCGGGGTTGCCTGTCGTTAATATGTATGCGGAGGAAACCGCATCTGAAGGCGTTGTGCTGCAATCGCGGCGCGGGCTTGAGGATCGGGCCTCAAACATGGGCGTGGGGCCTGTCAGGGCGCTATTCGAAGCGCAACGGCGTTCTTGGCGGCGATTTGTTCGGCGTAAGCGGCACGACGCTTTATCGCGGCACTACAGCGGTCGGCACGGTCACTGGCGACGGCCCTGTCTCAATTGCTGGCAATGAAACTGGGATTATGGTTTGCGCAGGCGATGACCTGCACACCTAGTGACGGGTACAACCTTTGCCAAGGTAACGTTGCCCGACGACTTTCAGGCGATCAAGGTTATCGAGGGCGCATCGCGGTTCGTCATTACCCGCAAGGACAGCGGGCGAATGTATTTCACCCCGCCCTTGCAGCGGACTGTAGACGCACTGGACTTTTTCACTGCCGAAAGCGAAGCCGATAAGGTTCTAGACACTCTGTTTCTGGACGACATTCTAATCCCGTTCGGGCGTGAAACGGTCGAGTTCTGGCCTAACACCACTGACAACAACTTGCCATTTCAGCCTTTGGAGGGCCGGGTGATTGAGCGCGGCATTCGGGCGACCGGCTGCGCCACCCCGGTTGGTTCCGTGTTCGCATGGGTGACAGATCAGAACACTGTCTGCGTCCAGGACGAAAACAACATCATTTCGAACCCCGGCTTGCAGGAGCGCCTAGCGGCATCTGCCACTGCCAGCCTATTCAATTTCTTTATCGACGGCACCGAGTTTCTGGCGCTGCGCATGGACGACGAAACGCAGGTTTATAATTTGCGCACGGGTGCATGGAGCAAGTTCGAAACCGAAGGCGGGAACTGGGCTGCAACCTGCCATGCGGGTGGTGTGTTCGGCGCTGCTGACGGTAAAACGCTGGCATTCGGTGACGGTTACGAAGAATTGGGCGGGGTGCTGGAGCGTCGCTTCAGGGCGGGGCTGCCGATTAACGGCGGCGGGATTGATATTTATAACCTGCGCTTGCGGGTTAATCCGGGGCAGACTTCGTTCCTGACCGGGCAATATGCCGACCCTATCATTGAAATGCGCCTATCACGCGATGCGGGGCAGACGTTCGGCATCTGGAAAGGCACGCAGCTTGGGATGCAGGGGCAATACCGCAAGCGGGTGGAATGGCGGGCGCTAGGTCAGGCATCAGCGCCGGGCTTTATGCCTGAATTTCGCTTGACCGATCCCGTTGCCCTGCGCGTGTCAGGGGTCTTTGTTAATGAACCCTTCGGCGGGCGTCACTGATGGCTTTGCGCCTTCCCACCCTCCCACGGGGCGTTGCGCTTACCGATGGTTCGGGCTTGCCGACCACGCAGTTCCAAGTGTGGTGGCAATCGGTTGTGCGGGCGGTGGAAACGCAGGAAACCCTGCAAGACGCAACGATTGTCGCGCTTCAGGCCGCGCAGTTAGACATTATCGCCGCGCAAGAGGAACTTGCCGATCAGCTTGAAGCCATTCTCGCAGTCACGACCGCCAACGCAATTTCGGCAAGCTGGATCACGCCATCTAGCGTCCTGACCGCAACGGACGCAGGCGCAGACGCTACCATCACAGTCGCCAATTTCACCCGGTTTTATGATGATGGAACCAGCGCAGTAATCACGGGCGGCGCGATTACGGGCCTGTCCTATTCCACGCTTTATTCCGTGTTTTACGACGACACGACCCGCGCAGACACAACGCCCACATTTCAGGCAACCACGCTTGGCGGTCAGGCGCGGCATAACTTCGCGCCGGGGCGGCACTTTGTCGGCACAGTGACAACGCCTGCCAGTGGCGGCGGCGGCACAACTGGCGACGGTTACACGCCACCGGGCGGCGGCGGCGGGGATTTGGAAGTCGTATGATCCGGGCGGCTACGGTTAAGGACATTCCCCGCCTGCTGGAAATGGGCCGCAAGTTTGCCGAACGCGCCAATCTGGCATCGCACGTCGGTTACGATCCGCACTGCATGGTGCAGACGTTTGAGGCGCTGATAGAAGGCGGCCATCCGGTCTTTATCGGTGAACGCGGGGCGATAGGCGCAACGCAGACGCAGCATCCGTTCAACCACGAACACATTCACGCGCAGGAGTTATTCTGGTGGAGCGAGGGGCGTGAGGGTTTGGCGCTTTTGCGGGCTTTGGAATCGCACTGTGCTGAACATTGCCACAGTTTACAGATGATTACCCTTGAGGCGGTTGAACCTGTTCGCACGGGGCGGCTTTACGAGCGGCTTGGCTATGCCCCGCTCGAACATTCTTACATAAAGGTGTTTTAACATGGCGATTGGAACGGCTGCCGCAATCGGCATCGGGCTTGCGGGGGTTGGCGCTGGTGCTAGCGCAATATCCGCCAACAAGAACGCAAAACGCGCTGCTGCGACCTCGCAGGCCAGCACCGACGCAAACGTTGGTCTGGCACGTGAGATTTACGGCAACAACCAGCAGATGCTTAACCCGTTCATGCAGCGGGGCAATGCGGCGGGCAACCAGTTGAACGCGCTGCTGGGGCTTGGCGGTTCGCAGGTGCAAGGCGGGCCGCAAGCTGCCACGTTGCCGGGTGTCCAGCCTAACGCGCTTTCGCAGTTCGGCGGCGGTTCAGCTGCCAGCAATTACGGGCTTGGCGATACGCCGGGTTATCAGTTTGGCGGGATAGGCGGTAGCGCAGTGGGCTTTAACCCCGCTTCGTTTGGCGATCAGAATGGCAGCAACCGAGGCACGGCAACGCTACCTTATGGCGTCGCTTCGCAGCCCAATGGCCTGCCATCCAGCGGCATTCAACCGACCATCACGAACAACACAACCGGCGTTCCTGCACCGCAGACCGGACAGCAGGCGCAGGAGAGCGCATTCGACACGTTCCGCAATTCGACCGGCTATCAGTTCCGGCTTGGCGAAGGGCTCGACGCGGTTGGCAGCGCATACGCGGGGATTGGCGGCTTGCAATCCGGCGCGGCGATGCGCGGCATCAATGAATACGGCCAGAACTTCGCATCTAACGAGTTCGGCAATTATGCGGGCCTGTTGAGCGGACAGCAGGCGGTTGGCGCTGGTGCGGCATCGGCGCTGGCAGGCGTGGGCCAGAACTTCGCTGGCACGGTAATCGGACAGAACAACTTCAACGCGCAAAACCAGATGGGCGCGCAGTTGGGGCGGCAAAACGTGCTGGGTAACGCGCTTGGCACGCTTGGCGGCGGTGCCTTTGGCTTTTTGACGGGAGGCCGATAATGAACTGGGGGCCAGGCGCACAAGGCGGGTTTCAGAACGCGCTCGCGATGGGAATGCAGATGGGCCAGATGGCTCGGCAATCGCAGGATCGGAAGGAATACAAGAACGCGCTTGCGCAATATGATCCGGCCAATCCCGAAACGCTCGCGCCCGTTATGGCGGCAAATCCAGAGGTCGGGTTGCAGTTGCGCGGGCA